TTTGGGGAATTCTAAATAGTTTCATAAGGTGGTAATATTATGTTAACAAATCATTTCTATCATGAGATCATTCGTAAGACAATCGTGTCTTTCGGAACCTTGTTTAATAACATTGAGATCCAACATACAGATAAGAACGGCAAGACAGTAAGTGTTGTCAAAGTTCCAGTATCTTATGGACCTCAGCAGAAATTTTTAGCAAGAGTATCTCAGGGCAGAGAATATCAGGATGAGAGAAATGTTGGAACTACACTCACCCTGCCAAGAATGTCATTTGAAGTCATAGGAATGAACTATGATTCAACTAGGAAAGTCTCTACCATGCAGACTTTTAAGTCTACTAACAAGAAGACAAACAAAATGATCAAGGCTTTTATGCCTGTTCCATACAATATCAATATGCAACTTAGTATCTTATCTAAGTTAAACGAAGACGCAATACAAATACTAGAACAAATACTACCATACTTTCAACCAGCATTTAATTTAACAGTAGACCTAGTAGATGTGATTGGAGAGAAGAGAGACATGCCAATCACTTTAGAAGGTATACAGATGGAAGATAATTATGAAGACGATTATCTTACAAGGAGAGCTTTAATATACACACTGAACTTTGTATGTAAGACATATCTATTCGGTCCTATCAACAATAGTACTGACGGACTTATTAAGAAGGTTCAAACAGATTACTATACAGAAACAGAAAATCTTAAGATTGCATCAAGACAACAGAGATATACTGCTGTTCCTATTGCAGTCAAGGATTACAATAAGGATGATACCGCTAGAACAAATGAAATAGTCAAAACTGACATTACAGAATTCTCTGTAAATAGTTCTGCTCCATTCTCTAAAGGTGATTACATACAGATAGATGATGAGAAAATGTTAATCAGAGCAATCTCTGGAAACAGGTTGACTGTAAGAAGAGGTGAGTTTGGTAGTTTAGTCATGGCACATGACACCAACATTCCTATTAGTGTCATCAATGCTCAAGACGATACTCAAGTAATTGAACAAGTCTTACAGAGTGGTGATGATTTCGGATTTGGAGAAACTATTACAGATTATGCTGATGGTCAACAATACAGTACTAGTCAACAAAGGGATGCTGAGACATGATTGAAGACGAAACATTTGATTCTATAGATGACGCTCTAGACATAACGGATAGAGGCGCTGAGATCATGAAGAAAGAGCCTGTATCCAAACCTGTCAAGAAAGTAAAATCAGATAAAGAAGATCTTACAAAAGACTATGAATATAGTAGAGCTCAATTATATTCTTTAGTTGAGAAAGGTCAAGAGGCAGTTGACGGTGCATTAGATGTTGCACAACAATCAGATTCTGCAAGGGCATATGAGGTTGCTGGTCAACTTATCAAACATGTTGCAGACACGGCTGACAAGTTAGTGGATCTCCAAAAGAAAATGAAAGAGATAGATGAGGTAAATACTAAGCAGAACACTACAAACGTTACCAACAATTCTTTATTTGTGGGTAGCACTGCTGATCTACAGAAGATGCTTAAAAAAGTCAGTAAAGAGAACCAATGAAGACCTACCAACAATTCAACGAATCTTTAAAAGATTGGTATAATAAAGGTAGGAATGTTAGAATTCCTAATGAGGATCAAGCTTCGTTTAAGACTTTACGACAAGATGATCGTGCTCAACAGGGTAAGTTTATTAAACAAGCATCTAAAGGTAAAGATCCAAGTAAGTTAACTGATGATGATTTTGAAGGTGGAGCATTACCAAGAAACATGAGTCAACTTAAAGATTTCATGCAAGGAAAAGGTGGTGCAACTTGGTCATTCACCAGAGGTATGAAAACTGGACCAACTGCTTTAACTAGACAAACAATTGAACGTCCTATTAATGCTGGTAAGAAAATGATTAAAACTGGTACAACAGCTGGTGCAAATGTTATTAAAAAATTTACAAAATCTCTTAAACGAGGAAAAGGACAACTGTTTTCAAAAAAATGAAAAGTTTTAAATCAATCAAAGAAGAAGGCAACTGGCAGAGGTTGAATAAGTATGGTGCAACCTATACTATTACTTTTCAATTCAGAGGTCAGACTAAGATGCTTCAGATGTTCTTCCCACAAAGGGCAAGACCACTGAAGAAGAATGTTCAATATGAATTGAATAAAGTATATCCAGGCAGTAAAGTATTATACTTTGATGCGAGTGATAAAGATCCCACAAAACCCCTATTAGTAATTGACTCCTAATAAATTATGCCTAGTCATGAACAATACCTTGGAAATCCTAATCTAAAGAAAGCTAACGTTGCTCAGAACTTTACAAAGAAACAAGTTACTGAGTTTTTAAAGTGTGCTCAGGATCCTGTATATTTTGCACAGAAGTATGTGAAGATCATCAACTTGGATGAAGGTCTAGTGCCATTCCAGATGTATGACTTTCAAGAAAAGTTAGTTAATAATTTCCATAACAACAGATTTAATATATGTAAGATGCCTCGACAGTCAGGTAAGTCAACGACTGTAGTATCATATCTTTTACACTACGCCATCTTCAACGATAGTGTCACAATAGGTATCCTTGCAAACAAAGCTCAGACTGCAAGAGATCTACTTGGTAGATTGCAGATTGCATATGAGAACTTACCCAAATGGATGCAACAGGGTATCATTGCATGGAACAAGGGATCTATGGAATTGGAAAACAAATCCAAGATCATTGCTGCATCAACCTCTGCATCTGCTGTTCGGGGTATGTCATTTAATATCATATTCTTAGACGAATTTGCGTTCGTTGCCAACCATTTAGCAGATGATTTCTTTAGTAGTGTATATCCTACTATTAGTTCTGGTAAGTCTACTAAGGTAATTATTGTTTCTACCCCAAGAGGTATGAATCACTTTTACCGACTGTGGCATGATGCAGAACTAGGTAGAAACGAGTATATAACAACAGACGTTCACTGGTCAGAAGTGCCAGGCAGAGATGAAGCATGGAAAGAACAGACGATCAAGAACACATCAGAAGCACAGTTCCGTGTTGAGTTTGAGTGTGAGTTCTTAGGATCTGTTGATACGTTGATATCACCAGCCAAGTTGAAAACTATGGTGTATGATGAACCTATTAATATTGGAAAGAGAGGTGGAGAGATATACGAGAATCCAATAGATAAACATAATTATTCAATCACGGTAGACGTTGCAAGAGGAGTAGAGAAAGATTACTCTGCTTTCATTGTCTTCGATACAACAGAGTTTCCATATAGAGTTGTTGCAAAATATAGAAATAATACTATTAGACCAATGTTATTTCCTAGTATCATAGCAGAATTTGCTAAGGCATATAATAACGCATACGTTCTATGTGAAGTAAATGATATAGGAGATCAAATTGCTTCAATACTTTTCTATGATATGGAATACGAAAACGTATTGATGACTGCAATAAGAGGTAGAGCTGGACAAGTCTTAGGTCAGGGATTCTCTGGTAGTAAGGTACAACTAGGAGTTAAGATGTCTAAAACTGTCAAGAAGATAGGATCACTCAATCTTAAGACTCTGATAGAGGCAGATAAATTGATAGTCAAAGATTACAATATTATTGCAGAACTCACAACCTTTATTGAAAAGTCAAACTCATTTGAGGCAGAAGAAGGGTGTAATGACGACCTTGCCATGTGCCTGGTAATATTTGCATGGTTAGTCATGCAAGATTATTTCAAAGAGATGACAGATGATGATATAAGAAAGAGAGTATATGATGATCAAAGAGATCAGATAGAGGCTGACATGGCACCATTCGGATTTATTGATGATGGCATATCCGAAGAAGCATCATTTGTAGATAACGATGGAACTCGATGGAATCTAGATGAGTATGGCGATAGATCTTATATGTGGGATTACCTGTAGTGGACTTAGATGAACCAGTCCTGTTTCTGCATGAGAGAAAATGTAGAGTGTGTGGGAAAACATACTCATTGACAGAAGGATTCTATCTTACTAGGAAGAACAGAGGTGAAAAGCCATCTTCATATTCATATGAATGTAAGAATTGTACAATCAAAAGAGTTAAAACTAAAAGAAGAAGTAACAAAGTAGACATATATCCTGATTGGTAGGGGGTTCATGTATCGTTTCCCCAGTGGAAAAGTAGCAATTTCTAAATAATAACAGAGAAAACAACTGAGATCTTCGAGGAACACTAACATGGCGCTTAATCTAGTATCTCCAGGCGTTAAGGTAAGAGAGGTAGACCTAACCGTAGGAAGAATAGACGGTATCAACGATCAGGTTGGAGCTATTGCAGGACCTTTTGCAAAAGGACCTGTTAATGAACCAGTCCTAATCGAAACAGAAGCCGACTTACTTGAAACGTTTGGTAAACCATACTCTGCTGACGGACAGTATGAGTATTGGATGTCTGCATCTTCATTCTTATCATACGGTGGAGTGTTGAGAGTATTGAGAAGTGGCAATGACATGCTATCCAATGCTAACGCACCTGTAGGTGTTGCAATCACCAACCTATCTGTCAAGTCACAGGAAGATTACTACAACAACTTCAATAACCTTGCACAAGAGTTCTTATATGCTGCAAGATCACCTGGCGCATGGGCCAACGATCTTAAAGTTTGTACTATTGACTCTATTGCAGACCAAAGAGTTTCAATCGGTACTGATGGACTAGCTGTTGGATTTGCAGTTACTGCTGGATTCTCAACCAGTGTTGCAAATGCTGATGGTACTGTTGGTATTGAAACAGGTTACATCAAAGGAATTATTACTGGTGTTAACGAAGGATCAGTTGATGTTAAGGTTGTTGCAAAACATAACGTAACTACAGATGTATGGAGTGCAATAGATTACGAAGAGGGATCAGATACTGCATCTTTCCAAGGATATGACATTGCGATATACAACGAGAACTTCTCAGCTGACTCAACAGTCAACCACCCCAACCGTTTGAAGATATTCAACACAAGTGGTAACTCAGTATCAGTTGAAAGAACTCAGTTCCAAGCTGAAATCGGTCTTGGTTCTACAACTATCACATTCGGACCTGACTTCAACACACTTAAGTCTGCACCTGGCGATACTATTAAGTCTCTTAACGGAACTTACGAAGGAACTATCGTTGCTTACGCAACAACTGGTGGATTATCTAATGTCATCATGGATACTCAGGCAGTTGTCGCATTTGCAAACACAGCGTTTATCGTTAAATCTGGTGTTGATAGTGGAATCTACCTAAGAGAAGGTAACACTATTACTGATTGGTATAATCATCAAACTCTAGGACTTACAAACAGTGTTGTTTACTGGAGTCAAATTGCAGATCGTCCTTCTACATCTGAATACGCTAAGGGTAGAAGTTCCAGATATGACGAGATGCACCTTGTAGTTGTAGATGACACAGGTAAAGTAACTGGTACATCTGGAAACGTTCTAGAGAAGTGGGTAGGATTATCAAAGGCAACAGACGCTAAGGTATCTCCATCTACAAATATCTACTACAAAGACTACATTGCACAGTTCTCTAACAATGTATTTGTTGGTGCTGCACAAACTGGTATCGGTCTAAAACACTCAATGTTGAGTGGATACACTATTGATGAAAGTGGTGTTTGGTCACAAGAAACTCAGGGCGTTACATTTAACGGTTCTGGTCCTAAGATCTACTCACTTGCAAACGGAAATGACTATGGTGGAATTGGTAGATTTGTCTGTTCACTTGGAGAAGTTGTCAAGTCATACACTGTTCTTGATAACCCTGCCGAGTATTCAGTTAACTTCCTTATCCAAGGTCCTTCAAGTGGAAGCTCAATCTACGAAGCACAGGCTAAGGCAAACAAACTACTAAGTATTGCATCTACCAGAAAAGATTGTGTTGCATGTATTTCACCATACAGAGCTGGAGTCGTTGGTTTAACTAACTCAGATACACAGACTTCAAACATTATTGCTTTCTATGATACATTACAGTCTACTTCTTATGGAGTATTTGATTCTGGATACAAATATACATTTGACAGATTCAACAACACATTTAGATATATTCCATTAAACGCAGACATTGCTGGATTGATGGCAAGAACATCTATTAATTCATTCCCTTGGTTCTCCCCTGCTGGAGCTCAAAGAGGTGCAATTAATAATGCACTTAAACTTGCTTACAACCCATCTCAAGCACAGAGAGATGTTCTCTATCCTAAGAGAATTAACCCTGTAGTATTCTCTCCTGGCGCTGGCATCGTACTATTCGGTGACAAGACTGCACAGAAAGAGTCATCTGCATTTGACAGAATCAACGTTCGTCGCTTGTTCTTAACAATCGAAGGAACTATCGAGAGGGCTGCAAGATCACAGTTATTTGAATTCAACGATGATCTTACAAGAACAAACTTCTTGAATATTGTTGAACCATATCTTCGTGATGTTAAGGCTAAGAGAGGTATTTCAGACTTCGTGGTCATTTGTGATGAGACCAATAACACACCTGATGTTATTGATTCAAATACCTTTAAGGCAGACATCTTCGTGAAGCCTGCACGTTCTATTAACTTCATCGGACTAACATTCGTTGCAACTAGAACTGGCATCAGCTTTGATGAAGTTGTAGGTTCCGCCTAACTTTACTAAATACACCGAAGAGGACTTTTAAAAAATGGCAAATAGAAATGCGCCTGGATTAGACACAAGAACCATTGATGACTTTAAATCGAAGCTCGTCGGTGGTGGTGCTCGCCCCAATCTGTTCGAGGTAGAATTAGTCTTCCCCAATGGATTAGCAGAACAAGATGCAGAAGAAAAAGGTAGATTCCTAGTTAAGGCTGCAAATCTCCCTGCATCTAACATCAACGTAATTGATGTTCCTTTCAGAGGAAGGAATCTTAAGATCGCTGGTGATAGAACATTCGATGTCTGGACAATCACAGTTATTAACGACACCGATTTCCTCATCAGAAATGCTTTTGAGAGATGGATGAACGCTATCAACAAACATGATAACGCAACTGGAGAAGTAACACCAGCTGATTATCAGACTGATATGTATGTCAACCAGATCGGTAGAGCTCCTGTATCACAAGGACTTGGTGGTTCTCAGACAAACCAACAGAAACTTCCTATACTTAGAAAGTATAAGTTCCACGGAACATTCCCAACTAATGTAAGTGCAATCGAACTTTCATACGATCAAACAGATTCTATTGAAGAGTTCACAGTGGACCTACAAGTCCAGTGGTGGGATGTTTTTGATGGTGAGGCTAACCCACTATTAACAAATCAGACAGTTGACGGAACTGGAGCTGGTGCAAGCACATCTGCACAGTAAAGACATAATCTAAAACTTGTGTTATAATATAAGATAAATAACTGGGACAGCCCAGTAGTAGTGAGTTAATGGCTAAATTATTTGGTTTTAAAATAGAGAAGGACGACGAGCAGAATAAGGGAGTCGTCTCTCCTGTTCCTCAATCGAATGAGGACTCATCGGACTATTACGTTTCGAGTGGGTTTTACGGTCAATATGTTGACATTGATGGTGTATTCAAGTCAGAATTTGAGTTAATAAAAAGATATAGAGAGATGGCACTGCATCCAGAAGTGGATTCTGCCATTGAAGATATAATAAACGAAGCGATAGTTTCGGATCAGAATGATTCTCCAGTTCAAGTGGACTTGGAGAATCTTCCAGCATCTGCGAAGCTTAAAGAATTAATTAGAGAAGAGTTCAAGAAAGTAAAAGAAGTTCTAAACTTCGATAAAAAGTGCCATGAAATATTAAGGAACTGGTACATTGATGGTAGAATCTACTATCATAAAGTAATTGATATTGAGAAACCAGAAGAAGGACTCAAGGAAGTTAGATATATTGACCCACTTAAAATTAAGTTAGTAAGAAAATTAAAAACTGATCCAACACTAAGAGGTGCGATCAAACAGATCAATGCAAATAATCCAGCTGACGTAGAGACTCCTGATATAGAAGAGTATTACCAGTATGACCCTAGTGCAACACAGAGTAAAAATGCTCTAGGTGCTATTGGTCAAACTCCTTTTGCAACTAAGCAGAGACCAGTAAGAATTGCACCAGATGCCATTACATTCTGTCACTCAGGTTTAGTTGACAGGAA